CCAACTTTCAACCATAGCTTAAAATTACGATCACCAACCTCACGCGAATCTATAAAAGCTGTGAATTCTGCATTTGGTTCGAATGTAACGTTAAACGTTGTAACTGTTCCAGCATATGAAGCGGAATTAACTGTTAATGTATAGCCAGCCAAAAACTCATTTATATATGAAGCAATTGGCACCGTTAAAATGAACGCATTTGAAGGTATTGCAGTACAAATTTTCTGTTGTGGGTACGGTCTATTTTTATAATAGGCAATGTCATTCGATAAATAAACCGATCCAATTGCAAAATCAGTGCTTAATGAATCAACTACAATGTCAAACGTGTTTGGAACTGAGTAATCAATTGTATTGACTCCCTGAATTAATTCAGCATCAACAACTCCAGTGTTAAAAGGCTGGTCGAAATAGCCAGTATCGCCCTCATCATTAAAAACAGCAACAGTTTTGGCAAACGGTTCGCCTGCTAAACTAGCCCATTCTAATTGAACAAAAGTTTTTAAACAATCAGCTGTTAAAAACCAGTCCGAATTGTAAACTCCTGAATTCACATAATATAAAACCAAACTATACGCGCGAACGTTTGCACTAAAATTGGTTAATCTAGTAATATCAGCCTCCAATAAAAATTGGCCTGATTGGTTTATAAGTTTAATGCCGTTTATGGTGTCGCTCACTGCCATTAAGTTGGTATCGTCAAACCTTACGCGCGTGCTTTCGCCGTCAATTAAAGAAAACGGCAAACCAACAGTTGAATTTAACGAATGATTCAAAAGAACCTCCAACGTTGCGCGGTCCCTATCAGTAACTTCAATCACAATAAATTCGCCAATCATTAAATCAATCCAAAAAGGAACTGAAGATAAATCAATGTGTAAATCGTCCACATACAAAACGCCCGTTGTCCATGCGTGAACAACCGAACCGCCCGTGCTGTAAATAGTACAATCTACTAAATCGCCAGTTCTAAAACCCTCAGAAATCCAACTTTGTGAACTTGATGTGATTTGATTAATTGACGCGTCCAAAAACAACGGATTTGTATTGGAACTTATTCGAATGGACGAATGCAAAGTTAATTCTAGCGTAATTGGATCGCCAGCGTTCGTCTTATAATAGGTTAACGAATTACTAAATATATCTGTGAAATTCTTATCGTATATTTGAATCGGCATATCGCTTTTGTATTTCGTTTATTGCTAAAATGTCGCCTTTTTTGACTGCATTTAGAATAGAATTAATATCATTTTGCATTGGTAAAACTTGCTTTAGCTGGTCTTCATTCAAAGTTTTCAACAAATCTGCGTTTAATTTCATCACTTTGTCGAATGAATTACTAAGTTCTTTTGCCAAATCTTTTGCGTTTTCCATTTTAATCATTTATTGTTATTGTTGCCACCTTACCAGCTGCGTAATTATCAGGTTCTCGATAGGTGATTGTTGCCAAACTTTTTTCGTCAATCCATTCCAATTTTAGAATTTCACAAACAACCCCATTGATTTCCGCCCAATTATTATTTAACAAAGTTACAAAATCCTCCTCCATAATTCGCAGTCGAACCTCACTTTTAATTTTCCAGCTGTTTTCAGTGATTTGATTTATATAATGATAGTTAGCCCATAACGCTCCAGCGCTTACATATTCACTAAAATTTGCAGGTTGTTTTCCATTGATCGTATAAAGTAATTTTGTAACAGTAAAAAAGTTTTGACTAATCACTAAAACGCCAATTCTCGCATCAATCTTTGGAACTAAATTTGTGCCGCCACCAAATAAACCCGTTAACGCGTCAATCACAGAAAACAATCCTTTGGCAATTAATTCAAGCCAATTAAGCGCCTCTTTTCTTTGTCCTAAAGCAAAGGGCACCGATACGTCCATAAGTCCTTTAATGTTTACCAAATCGCTGTTCACAACGTTTATTGGTTCGGTTGAATATTCAGCATCATGAAAGTTGTAAAGTTCGTCCATTGTGTTCAAATCCATTGCGTCCAATTGGTAGTGTATATAATACCTTTTCCAAACGTCCTGCGCATTGTATGTGTATTCGTCCACGCGATCGGCTTGTATTACCATTGCAGGCGCTAATTGATTTGTTGTAATGGATAGCCAATAATCCCAGCGCTCGATATAAACAACCCCGTCAATTACTTTTGTTTTTGCATTATATGTTTCTTCAACCGCCCTAATTAAACTGCCAAGCGTGCTTGTAGTGTCACTGGAACTTGGAACGCCTTTGTTAAAAGGTTGTATTAAGTCATCAGGAACAAATTTAAAAATACCTTTGCGATCGCGAACCAATGGAACCGGTAAAACAGTCATGTTCAAACCGTCCAATAAAGTCGAATCTAATTGATAGCCTAAAAAGTTGCAACCCACTGCAATCAAATCACGCAATTTGCACCCTAATAAATTACGTACTTTCGGGAAAATTAAACCAAATAGTTTTGTAGCCATTGCAGTAATTGCAATAAGCAAAGAAGCCACATAAATCGTTTGAATTACGACGTTCATAAAATAGGCCGCAATTGCTCCAACGTTTACAACTGGTCCCGTTACACCAACGCTTGGCGTGAATGCAGAAACCCCATCCGAAACAGTTGTTGCAAGGTCTTTAATTGCTTGTATTGCTGCCTGAGTCATAGAAAACAAAGCCAGTGAAAGCGTAACAGCCAATTCAAGTTGATTATCACGCACAATTAAATAAGGCACCTTAAACGTTGGGAAATTAACGCCTTTTTTTAACATCAATTCAAAGCTGGTTCCGTCTGCATTATCAAAAAATGAATCTGTTGCCTTTCGTCTTTTTATCTTTAATTCACATTCGTAACTCCTAAAAATTGGATTTTCTGTTAAATCAACGTAATAATTTAAATTGATACCGTTTGCCATTTGCACCCTATACGGAATTCCCTCAAACAGTCCGATTGTTGCAACGTGATTTTTTACTATATCGTATGCCTCACGTGGTAAAACAATTGTATCAACGTTTATGTTTAATACTTCAGGATTGCCAGTATAATCTGAAATCACCCCAATTTCTTCACGGTTTCGGGGTGAAATCTCTATTTCGTTTAAAAAGTGTCTCATCTTCTTACTTTATAACGGTTGTAAGTTGTTGTATTGCCTTGTTTCGTGCTTTTTACTATCTCCATAACGCTTTGAGTTATCTCACCAATACCGATATTTGTTTCTGGTTTCATTTTTATTGTATCTGTTAACTCATCTAGTTTACTGATCAATAAAGCCGTTTCAAGTGCGCTGCCCATTTGACTATTTGAACGCATTAATTTACCGTTTTGGTATTCATTCGCCATCTTTGCAAGGGCTTCATTGCTTAACGATCCAATTTGTTCATTCAAACTTTTAGGAATAACCCTTTCGTTCGGGTGTAAAACTGCATGAAATCCGCCCTTACCGTCAATACCGTTGCCATTTTTGCCCGTGTCTTCAGTTCCATCAAAGAACGTTGGTAAACTTGCAATAAATTGCTGTAATAACATGGTGTCCTTTATTGTCTCCATTAATGGGTGTTCACTGCCTGCTGCAACTTTAGCCGTGTATGTCGAATAAACCGATTCAGCCAATTTAATTCTTTGCTGACGTTTCATTTCCTTTTCTTTACGGGCGTTCGCTTCGTTAATTATTCTTTGCTGTTCTGCTAGGGATTCTTTGGCGTTAATATTTCCGTTTTCTGCTAGGGTTTTAAGCGTTTCAAATTGCTTTTCCGCTGCGCTTATTTCTTTGTCAATTTGGGCAACTTTTTTTTCTGAATTTTGTATAAAATAATCAGCTGCCATTTTAACAATTTCCTGCATTTTTTTTTGGTGAGATGCTTCAGCGTTTTCAATTTTTTTATTATATAATTGTAAAATGTCTAATTCAGCTTGTTTTTTAATTAATTCTTGTTTTGCAGGATCGGATTCGTTTTTTAAATCGTATTCCATTTGAGCCGTAATTGCCTCTTTTTTAGCTTCTGTTAACGCTTTTTCAGCTGCTGCAATATCTTTTAAATTTCCTGCCTGATTTGCTTTTTCAAGTGAAATTTCAGCTTCTAAAACTGCAATATCTTTTAAATCAATTTTGCGTTGTTCTGACGCTTCTAAAACTGCAATTGTACGTTCAACATTTATTAAATCACGTTTGCTAAGTTCAATTGAACGTTCGGTTTCATCGTTATATAATTTTTTAGATTCGGTTGCACTTTGAGTTGCTGTTGTTGCATTTTTTAAAGCTGGTACATATTTACCTTGAATTTGACTTGTTAATTGTACATTTGCCGCACCATATGACATTAAACGCCCTTTTGCAGCACTCAATGATGCATATGTTAATCCGTATTGTTTTTGCGCATCTTCATAAGCCCGTGTAGCTGAATCAACTGCGTTTTTATGGTCTTTTTCCCACATTGTTCGCTGTTGAACACTCATATTCATTGCCTTTTGTAGTGACAATGTTTGGCTTTGTACCTTGTTCAACTTTGCTTCTGCAACTTCCATTTCCATTTTTTGGGTTGCTAAAACTGAATTTAAATCAGCTTGTGTTTGCAAATTTTGCTGAATCAATTTATCATTTTTCTGCATTTTGTATTTTGCAGTTTGGAATGCAATATAATCCTCAATAGCTAAATTCAAAGCTGCCTGAAATGCCGTTTCATCACTTAGATTTTTTAAGGTTGTTCCATATTGAGAATTGATTTTAGTAATTAAATCAGTTCGTTCTTTTGATTGTGCGTTTGTACTTTGCAATTGAGCAATTAAACCAACAAATTCCGAGCTTTCTTGTGCAACGGCTTTGTTCATCTCCCTGCTTGCTTTTAATGCTTTTTCTTCTTGTTCTTTTCTATATTTTATAGACCTTGACGCTTCATCAGATGAAGAAACATAAGATGCAATAGCAGCAACCAAAGCAACAACTCCAGCGATTATTGCAATAATTGGCACCGCTTTCATGGCTTTTCCAAGTCCACTTGTAGCCACTGTTGCACCTTCAGTCACTGCCGCTTGTGTTTCAGTTACTACAATGTCAACCTCTTTGGCCGTTGTAAACAATCCTAATTTTGAGGCTGCCGCTACAAATGAAGCCCGTATTTCTGTCATTGTATCACCTAAAGCGCCTAAACTTTGGAGGGCCTCACTCATTGCAGAAAGTTGTTGTAATTTCAACATTGCCTGCATTGCGCTTTCGCTTTCAACCCCAAACAAGCCCATTGCCCCAGTCATTCCAGCAAACGCGTCGATACCAACTTTCCCAGCTTTTGCAATTCCGTTACCTAGATTTTCAACCGCCGAACCTGCAGTGGATTTAATAACCGCGTTTGTATCGTTTATTTGGTCTTTAAGGTTACCAGCATCAATGCTCATTTGTCTGAAACGTGGATCGGTTGATTCCATGTTTTGCAGCGCCTGAGTCATTTCACGCAATTGTTGTTTTAATCCTTTGGTCGCTTGTTCGTAATTACCAACGTTTCGAAAATTGTCCCCTACTGTTTTGTCAATAGATTTTAATTCAGCATCCCCAGCCTGCGCAGCCGCTGTAACCTCACGAAATTGTTGTTCTAATTGTGCGTATGCAGCCGAACCTTTTTGCCCTGACTTTTCAAGTGAAAGTAATTGCGCGCCAAGTTCCTTTGATTGGTTTTTTAAATCACGTGTCGAAGCCGCTAAACCTTTGTAAGAATCCATTTGAACTTTTGAAGCCTGCGCAGCTTTTGTAGCCGCTTTTGCTTTTGCCTCTTCGCTCTTTGCAATCTGTTGATTTGTTCTTAACTGTTCTTGAGCTAACTTTTGTTTTTTAATTTCAATGTCAATCAATGCCTTATCAGCCGCAGCCATGTCTTTGGTTGCCTGCGATAATATTTTATCAATCTTAATCGATTCCTCTTTGGCTTGGTTTGCCTTTTGAGTAGCTGAAACGAAATCATTTATGCCTTTTGTGTTCCCAAAATCAGCACTTGAAAGTTCTTTTTTTAGGTTTGCACCCATCTTTTTAACCTCCGCGTCAATTTCCTGAAACGTTAAAATCGTTTTTTCTGCGCTTTGTCTTATTCCAAGAAATATATCCTCCTCTGCAAATATATCACTTGCGCTTATTTTCTTTGCCATATTCGTCCATTAAATTAAAATATTCACGTGTCGTTATCATTTTAGGGTTTATCCAGCTCCCCATCCATTTACTCAAATGAACTAAAGACTGTTCAATAGTCATTCCATTGCCCCTATTCCCAATCATTGCATCCAAATTGGCGATTTGCATCTCTATTTCAGTCAATTTAAAACGATCGCGCGTTAAAATGAAATCAACTTCTAACAACGCTTTTTTCTGCATTGCCTTTAACATCTTTTTATACACCTCACCAATTCCAAATTCTTCAATATAACTGTCATAAATCTTTTCCCATGCCTTTTTATCGTCCTCAATTGTGCCGTTTTTATCCTTTCTAAGCCACGTTAAATCGTTTGCCAAGCATTTTATCCAGTTATGTAACGGGAGTTCGTCAATACCCTCGTAATAAGCGCAGGGCTTCGGTGTAATATCGGTCTTTGATTTCTTCAATAAGTTTTCTTTTGCTTTCTTCATCCAATCCAATAATGCCATTGCCATATTTTTCAAGTAAATTTGTTCCGTCTGGTTTAACACCGTCCGCATTTATTATAATTCCATCGTTTAAAACCTCAATATAAAACGATTTGTAAAAGTCGCCACTATCTTTTAACGTGTACGGTGTACCTGCTACCTTTTCAGGGTTGTAAACCATTTCCGTAATTATGGAATAATAACCAATCACGTTGCCTAATTCATCCGTTCCCTGCTCAAATAGTTGATCGTAACGAATCCAATCCAACACTTTTTGTTTAAACGGCATATCCTGAAACACATAAAACCAAACCTCACGGTGTGAAATGTATAATGTGCGCTCCATTAAGTCCCCTAAAACGGTGTTTACTATTCCCATACAACAAAGTTACAACAAAAAAAGGGCACAATCACTCGTGCCCTTTCATTATCTAACAAAGTCTATTTCTTTGTAGTTTGTTTTTTACTCGTCTTATTTACCATGTCAAACGCTTTTTTAACCGCAATAGGGTTAATGTGTTTAAACATAAGCTGCGCGTCTTTAAGGCTTTTATCCTTTAAATGATCAACCGCAAACTGTATTTTTCCGACTGTAACAAACATTACACTGCAGTTAAATTTAACTCACCGTCAAATCCTGACTTGTCAACTGATAACGTCAAAGAATCACCTGCAGTTTGTGCGGTAAAAGTTGCCGTGTAATTACCCTCTAAAGGTAAATTTTCTACAAGGGTAATTGTTACCGTTGCCGCAGTGTCGTTGTTAAACAAATTGAAATCCGCAGAAGTTGCACCCGTGAATTTAATCGGATTCAATGCAGTACCGTAATCTAAAACAGCGTCAAAAGTCAAATTAGTTGATGTGATAGTGTCGTTAATTAAATTAACGTCAACCAATCCATTTAAATCATTGAAATTTACACCCGCCTCAGTTGGTGTAATCATGTACATTGTTGACTCATCAAACAAACGATCAAAGTCAAAACCTAACATAATTTTTTGCGTTGTTGAATCAGTCGCAAATGTGAAAGTTGGGTTAAAACTTGGGTTATCAACTGTTATTGGATACAAACCACCGTTCACTTTTGAACCTACAAGGTTACCGTTAACATCAACGATATAAATACCGAAATCAACACAACGGTTGTTTTGTAATTTACCTAACAATGTTGGTGTTGAATCTTCAGCCCACAATTCACCTGCAAAAGAACGTTTTCCTTGGCGTAAAAATACCATTCGTCCACTGTTTGCCTCTTCAAATTGTGAATCAGCTTTAGGCAATTCAACATTTTCAAAGTTTGGTAATGGGAACCAACGTTTTGAAGCATCAGCCTCGTTGATTAAATCCGCCCATGTTGGTAGCGGTGCGCTCAAATCAATAAAGTTTGGCGTTCCATCATTTGCCACTAATGGCACCATGATCAATTTACTTGTTACGCTTTGAAGGGATACGCAATTTGGTCTCCCAGTGTTGCTTAATCCGCTCGCGCAATTACATCCTATACTCATTTTTTTCTGTTATTTAGTTTAACATTTACAATTTTCTTTGTACTTGGTTAGTGTTATTCTTAACTCAACCCCTGATAAATTTGCATCTAAAATATTTTGAAACATTCCGTTTTCCTGCTCAACTCCAAACCTACTGAATTCGATTATTTCCCAGCTCTCAACAGTCTTAAATTTACGATCCCTATTGATTGTATCAATAAACTCTTTAACTAGCTGCTCCATTGGGTAAACAACGTTTGAAATATGGTCTGCAGTGTAATAATTAACAATGTCGGTTTCATCTAAAAAAAAGATTCTTAAAGCTGATTCAATATCGATTGTACTTTCACGCCCAAATTGCTTAAAATTCAAAGAACCCAACAGCCAAATAATAGGCGTTTTAAACGTTACATTGTTGCTTATTTTAGTCCATTCTAAGTTGGTCGCTTTTTGGGTACCGTGAATAAACAACGGAGCGTTCAAATGAATTAAACCATTCAAATCAGTTACTGGATCGGTTAAAGGTTCGGTTTCGCCAACTATGTACTCATCACTTTCTAATTCAGTGATTTTAAATACAACGTCGTTTGAATCCATTACCGTTTTACCAACGCGTGCCCATTTTGTTTTGCAGGTTTCAGTTCGTGTCCCACCTTCGATAAATTCCCCCTGAATTGTGCAATCCATTTCAGCAACAATGCCTTGAACGATATTTGAAAGTTCGTTGATCATATCCAATAAGCCGTTTGTTTTTGCATTCCTTTAAAGTTACGATAGTTACCTTTTCCAACCTTTGTAATTATCACCGTCGCGTTTGAATCGCCTGCCAAAATAGTTGCTGTATCATAAACAACGTAATTTTCCCCAGCATTATCAATAGATGCCTCGATAACGGCGCCGCTGTCGTCAACAATTTTTAATGTTAAACCCGTTCCGTTTGGCGTGGACGTTGGCACATCGATTGCAGTTAGGTAATTTGTTCCGCTGGCATCGAGTTCAATCTCTAAAACCTGCGCAATTGGGGTGCTTAAATTCAGCATAATGTATAATTGAATCGCTCGATATGACTTAATCGCGGTATTGTATCGCGTGTAAATCATGGAGTTTGTCGAACTTACATTTTCTGAATTTTCCCCTATTGGTCGAACGTTTCCAGCTGTTGTCATTTGGTTGGTAATGTCTTTGGAATATTCGTAATAAATAAAACCTTTTAGCATTTCGATAATACCGTCTGACATTATCAATTGTCCAAAAGCAACGTTTTTGTGAAAGGGATTAAATACGGTTAAAAAATTAGGTGATTCAGGCACATTCATTGCATCCAAATCGCTCATAAATTCGTCGTATAATTCCGCTCCAAACAATTCAATTAAATACTGTTTTTCGTATTTATCGATATAGTCCTGCAGCTTTGCAGTGTCATACATTCCAGTGCTTAACTGATATTTTCCGACAAAATCTTGAATTGTTACAAACATTTTCTTATTATTTTAATTTTCCAAACCCTTTTTTAATGAAGTGGCGTACCATTTCACCCGTAACCTTAAACAATTGTCCCTTTGGCATGTGCTTTGAAGCTCCATTCGATTCAAATTCGTAAACAGTTTTGTCGTCAACTTCAACATCAATACTGATTCCCTGATCGTTTTTGTCGATATGAACGTCAATAATTCTTGAATCAACATCGATTTGTGTTCCGTTTACATCTCTTTTTAAAGATATTTCCGTTTTACCTAAATCAACATTGATGTTCAAATCCTTTTTTTTACGTGGCTTTTTTTCCATTGTGCAAATTTAAAAGGGGGGTTAACAATAATCAACCCCCAAATTTATCTTTTATTAGTCTGCAATCGCTGCAATAGCTGTTGCGATGTTACCTTTAACGAATGCTGGATAGTCGTTTTCTTTAACATATTGAACTAAACGTGCTTCAGCTAAGATTGTAACCATGTTTCTTTGGAAATCGTCGTTTACATAACCTACTTGTACGTTCATTGCCTCACGCATTCTAACGTTTGATTTACTGAAATCACCTACTAAGAAAGTGCCTGCAGTCATGTTAGTTGTTGATACAACGATTAAGTTAGCAACGCGATTCGTGTCCATTAAAAACATTGGATACGTGTATTCTCCAGCTGTTGTTTTTGTCAATTGCATTTTTGCAACGTCTGCAGGATTCAAAACAACGTGAGTTGGTTCGAAGTTAGCATTTTGAATTTGTGCGATAGCAATACGAAGTACGTCTGAAATGTTTGGTGCAACTACAGTTCCTGCAAATGTACCAGCCGCGAAATTGACTGCATTTGTAAGGATTCCATTGATACCACCAACAGCACCATTCAACAACGCGTTTTCAATAGCTTGATCAACTGAAGCCATCAAATCTGAATTGATTTCCGATTGAACAAACGCCAAATCTGCTAACATTTCTTTTGAAATTTTAACCGTTCCAGCGATTTTTTTAACCTCTTCAGAAATTTCTTCATAAGAAGGTTGTCCTGAAACTTTTTCTCCAGCCTCATCAACCCATGCAGAAGCCGTTTGAACTTTTTGTGAAATGTACGTAACAAACTTTGAGTTTGTAATTCCCATGTTTACAATGTCACGAATTTTGATAATCGGACGTGCAATTTTAGAAACTCCAGCCTCCAAAGTAGACAATGCAACATTCCCAGTGAAATCACCGTCGATTGTTGTATCATATAATGCTTTAGTCTCTAAAGACATCACGCCACCTTTTTCAGCTGTTTCTTTGATTTTTTCGATATTATCAACATAAGCCTTTGAAATAGCCTCACCCATTGAGCGAGGTGCTTTTTCTGATTTGAAACCTTTTTCAGCCATTGCCTCCATTTTACCCTCAAAACGTGCAATCGCTTTTTCGATTTCTTGACTTTTAGCCTCCAAAGTTTTCAACGTTTCAACGTCTGACTTTAAAGAATCTAAATCTCCTTTTGTTGGCATTCCCTCCAACGCTGTGCTGAACTTTTCGTTGATTTTTTCAACTACTTGTTCTGGTGTTAAATTTTCCATTTTTAAATGTGTTTTTTGTTTTAAAATTTATTTATTACATCACTCCAATTGAACGGCTCATTTGTTATTATTGGCTCGATAATTGGCGAATGTTCTTTTACGAACGGCTCACTTTTTGCGAGTATTAACATTTGACTGTTCAAATATTTTAATTTCATTTCCATTTCGAATAGGCGTTCGTCGGATCCTTTTCCGTTTGCCAATCCTTTTATAAGCAAGTCAATTTCTGCAGCCATTTTAACCGCTTTTTCTACTTTGTCCTCGCTTTTCATTACGTCGATTACGTTTGTTTCACTGTTAGCGCCAAAAGTAACCGCAGAACCTTCGTAAAGTTTTACTTCGCTTACCATCCAATAACCTTTTGCAGGTGTATTTTCGTCGTCAATCCATCGCATTTTGTCTTGAATGTATTGAAAACCTATCGAATGCTCACGAATTATACCGTCTTCATAATCGCGCCAAGCATCTTCGCCAAGTTGGCTTGTGCCTAATTGACTAACTGCAAACAGTCCGTAATCGTCTTCACCCAAAGCAAGGAATTTTCCTATCGGTTTCTCCCAATCATGCCACCGTAGAAACGCAATTTTTCTGTTGCTGGTTGCATCTGGTCCGCGTTCTTGAATAGACTTTGCAAACGCTCCCTTTTTGATCATGTCATTATCTGAGTCGATATTGTCGAACTTAGCCAAATATATTGCCACTTGGCGTTTATCTGAGCTAATGTCTTTTATTTCGGCCGCGCCTTTGGTTTGATATGTGTTTGTTTTCATGCTTAAAAATTTGTAGGTTGTATTGTTATCACTTCAGGAACTGCAGTAATCATTGATTCCGCAACCGTTTTGTCATAACCGTAATAATTTACAAGCGTATTAACTGCAGTATCGCGTGACATTTGGTTTAATGATACGGCCGTGTTAATTGCAATGATACCATTTAAACCTCCAACAGTTCCGCGTAATTCCGTTTGTGCTTGTATTAATCCGTTTTGCTGTGCTTCCGCTTTGTCAATAGGCTGTAATTCAAACCCTAATTCACTTGCAAATTGTTCCTTGCTTATAATTCCGTCCTGCAGTAATAAATTGTATGTGTTGACCTTGCTGTTTAATGCTTGGTTTTCTGTTAATTCATCACGTTGTAAGACTGGCAAATGATCAAATGAGGCCTCAATGTAAATGCCTTCTTTGTCCAATCCCAATTGATGACAAATAGCATCGTACATTTGTTGTGTTTCAGGAATAATTGTATCGGTGTAAACCATACGAATTGAGTCCTGAACGTTGCTGAATGTGCTGCCCTTTTCGCTACTGAATAGGTTTGCGTTTAATCCATACGCGTCAATGATTGCCATTTTGTCGGCGTTCAACTCTTCAAATAACATCAAATCACGCGTTGGGTAGCTCATTGACTGCCAATTAACTTGGCTTTCTGTAATTATAACCTCATCTTTTGAACGGTTAAACCAATCGCGTTGAATCGTTCTTTTTTCTTCAGGAGTCATTGGAATTGCCCCGCCCATGTCTGAGTTTTGAGCTGACAATATACCAATGGCCCCAATATTTTCAAGTAGTACGTTTCTTTTGTGATAACTTGCTTTGATGTTACTCAATGGGTACTTTAACGCGTCAATTCGGCTGGTAGGTTTTACTATGTTCATTCCGTCCATAGTAGCCAAATAAATCATATCCTCAACTGCCAGTGTTTCAATTTCTCCGTCGTCGTATCTGAATTTATAGCTATCAATTAAGCCGTTCAAATCCATTTGTTTTAACGTTTTCCCTGATGTTTGAATCTGTATTTTATCTGAAGGGAGTGGCACAAATAAATTTCTTTGATTCATGGATCTAACTGGGCAATAACCGAACGCGTTTGAATACAGCGCATCGTTTACCGATAGTGAATAAACAACATCCGCCCAACTTTGTGTGGGGTTTGGGTGTTTTACCATGTCCAAAAACCAGTGGTTTGTAATTTCGTCGCCGTTCTTATCGTATAATTTTGGAACGTTTGAACTCATCATTGATGCGCGTTTATCAACAACGGCTCTGAATTCAGGAATAGTTAGAAACCATTCCCACGCGTTATTGGTATCGATCCAAATTGCGTTCTTAACACCCCAGACTTGGTTTTGTATAGGTCGTAAACGGTTGAATTGATTTATAAAACGGTTCTGTTGCCCCGAATTAATACCAAAAAACGCCTCCAAAAAATTTATTTCCATTCCTAATTGATTAGAATTTAAGCAAAGTTACGTTAAATTTTTAAACATTGACTGCACAAAAATACTCAATCCTGCTAAACAATCGGGAGCGTCGTCGTTTTTATTACGTCCTTCCTTACTAAAACTAAGCATATTTTGTATAAATAACTCGCTTTGATTGTCTTCATTGCGTACAAAAATCATTGTGTTCATTATGTAAGCCGAATTCATTATTATACGCGTGATTTTGTTTTGCGTGTTATGTACCTGCAGGATTCGTGTCTTTGTCAACAGCTGTAATTGACGCCCAAACATTGCACCCATGCTGTTGGATTCAACCCTACAATAAGCAACGTTCCATTTGTTTAATAGTGCCGCCGTTTGTGGTATCGTTATATCTGTATTGTCGCGAGTCATTAGGTAGTCAACAATAAACAGTTTTTTGTTTATAACTGCTCCAATTGCCACCGCTGTATAATCTGTCCCCTGATCGCTGACATCGACGTAACCTATGCAACCCTCGATTTGATTTGTTTCTTTGAACTTATCAAACTCTTCTTTTGGCATAAACTTAATATCATTAAACAAGCGCCCTTGCATATCAACGGGAGTTTGTTGGTATTCAGCCGCCCATATTTCGGGTGCCGTTCGCTTCTTTTTTTCCGTGTATTCGGCTGTTGTTAATACGTCTTCGCAAAAGGATTGCCCCTCATCAGTTAAGGCGCTTACAATTATTGATTTGTCGTATATCTGTGATTCTATATTGCGCCCAATTACGTCGTTTAAACTCCAGCGTGTACCTATATCAATACGCGCGCAACCGCTTTCAAAGCGTGAATCATGTGTTGACTCTTTCCATTGGTTTATTCGATCGTTCACAGTATCGCTTAGCGCGTCCTCAATCCCTCTGTAAAGGTCATCCGTAATCGCTACATTCGAGGCACCGAATCCAATAATAGTGCCACCAACCCCAGCGCCAAAATAACCCACTTGTTTGGAGTGGTTTGTGTTCCAGCCCTGCAGGTTGCTTTTATCGTCCGATAAGTGAACGTTTGTGAATATTCGTTTGTAGGTGTCTGACTTTACTATTGCCCTAACATCGTAACTGAACTTCAAAAATAGGGTTGCCGTACACGTGTTTCTCATCACTGACTTCTCAGGGTTGCGTCCGATAGTCCACGCGCAATATAATGAAGTAATGTAAGACTTGCCAGCTCTAGGGGGCAAAGAAACGCTTAAACTTTTGATTGTTTTTTCTTCAATTTCTTGAAATGCATCAGCAATTTCACGTAAAAAAGGTCTTTTACTAAAGAAATCAGCATCGTAATAAAGACAAAACTCCCATAATGATCGCCTGCAAAGTTCCCTTTTGAGCAATTCGCGTGCAAATTCTTTTTTCTCATTATTCATCACCCTTTAAAAGTTCTTTTATTTCATCAGTTGTAAGGTCTGAAAGGTCAACCTCCATGCTGGTTTGTTCGATTTGTTGAACTGGAGCGCCGTATGCTGAATCCAAAACAGCTTTGTAAGCGTTTGTATCTTCTTTTTTAATGGCTTTGTTTATCTGAGCTAAGTGCATCTTTAATTCGTTGTCGTCCATGTCTAACAACTCTTTTAAAATGGTGCTTCTATTGCGTCTGCCTTTTGGTCGTCCATTAGGATTTGGTGTTTCACCTTTTTTCCATGCTGGTCGTAAATTTTGTTCGTTTGCCATGATTCGGTTTTTTTTCGGTGTTTCTTAATCTTTTTGTTTGGGCTTAATTATTCGAAAATTAACTTTGTTTAAAGCGTCTTTTCTTTTGTTGCAATTGCAGTTTTTTACCACTTTGTTCACTAAATAGTTAACTCCCATTCTTTGGAATATTGTTTCTAAGGTATCCCCTAAAAGGATTGGTTTTTTGTCTTCCATTCTTTCAACATTTTTTCAATAGTCTCATCAAATCCGCATTTTATAATAAGACGTCTGAATTTTCTATTTTGTATGTATTCATCCGTAATTTTTGCAGATAATGACATCATTCTTTTTTCAGTATCTGTTAGGAATAAGTATTTGAGTTTTCTCTTTAGTTTCTGAATGCGTGTTTTGATGTTCATTAGTTCGTTTTTAGCTTAGATAAACCAGTTTATAAGTGAATACACCCCGTAACATATTAACAGCGTTAAAACGCGTATAAATGAAGAGGTCATTTCTTTAGTGCCTGAGAACCATTTTTTAATGTTTGATTGTTCTATCCATGGCATGATTAACAATAAAGCGCGATCGATAAAGTATATCACTGCGAATACTGGTAATAAAGTCATTCCTAAAATTAAGCGTGCTTTTTTCATAATGTTTAAATTTTTGTGTTTAAAACCCCCGACGTGAAATAGGTAAAACACGAAGGGGGTGAACTTTAAACATCGGGGCAAATGTATTAATTTTCTGTTGAATTGACCAAAAAATAAATATAATGCAGGTGCCCGATTGTCATTGTTTTGAGTATTCCTAACTGATTTTTTCTAAATAAACGTATAATGTCGCGTTTTTTTATGTTTGATTCAATGCTTATTGCTGGCAAAATTGACGTTTCAAAGTCAGGTGAAAAGCCTAAAGATATTTCCTGCGTGAATTCATGCGCCAATAAAGTAATGATCCAGCACTGAGTCGGTATTCCATCACGATATTTTACGCATTTTTCCATCGTTTTTTCTGCAATTTAAAACTTTTTTAGCAACCCTCTTCGTTATTTGTTTCTTTATCCTTATATTTTTTCTTGATAAGAATGAATCTTCGTTCCATCCAATCGAATTTGACTAGCTTCTTTATTCTATTTTTCTTCATAAGTTTCTAAATTATTTGCTATATTAATAGTAAATTCCATTTTGTCATTCTCTACAATTAAACCTTTTAATTTACCATAAATTACTCCTCCAATTGATACCTCAAATGATTCGCTTATTTTTAATGAATCTTTTTTTAATTTTTCTTCATTACATTTTGAGATAAATGACTTCTTTATACTACAACTCATCTTATTCTGATTTAATTCTAATAGTTCCGTGTTTTTCAAAGACTACATTTTCTTTTGGTATAATCTTGACTTCGCTAATTAAAATCTTGCAAGGCTCATGTAGATACCAAATGTAGTCCTTATCTGTTTCTGAAATCATTCCTACTTCACAGAATTCTGGATTAATTCCTGGCGGTTGAAAATATATTGTGTTCATCTTATTCTGATTTAAATTGTTAACCCGTTATCGTTTAAAATTCCGCGTAATTTTTCCCGCAATTTTTCTGCAATTTCTATTTCTGAATCGGTTGCCTGAGTTGTTGGATTAATTATTGAAACTTCACGCTTTACAGTTTCCCTTAAAAAAGCGTCAAATTCATGAATTGAAGTTATCCAGTCAATGGCATTTAAGGCCGCAGCGGCTTCTTCTTTTTCTTCATATGAATCGAATTCAAGTATTATTTTTCCCATTTTATACGTTTTTGCATATTACATTGAACTGTTTAACTGTTTTACTTAGTTTTTGCATATAATTTTATGCATTTTGTCATGTTTTTATTATCAAAAACTGGACATTTTTACGTTTTTTTAGTTGCGTTTATTAGTTCATTCAAAATTGCTTGCGCGTTATTTCCCCAAAACATTAAGCATTCAAATTTTCCCTCTGTTACTTTGCAAGGGGGCTCTAAAAAGTAACTTTGATGGTATTTGTTATCTTCTAAAGTAAACCGTTTACAGTCGTCTTTTATAGGGCAATTTTTCCCCGTGCATTTAGTTATTTCGCTCATATCTTTACACTTTGCCAATATTTGTACACGTTTCTTCTCTCCATGCTTACAGTACTATCACTTTGCCAATCAGGGCAATTTTCAACAAAAACTGTATCAATTTTTTTCTTTGTACAAATCCAAATTAACTGTGAAAATTTGCCGTTATAAATGTGCTGATAATATCCTGAAACGCATTTAGGCTTTAATTCGTATATTTTACCGTTACGCGTTATTTTTTCATTCTCGCACCCGTAAACAGATACGAGAATGATTAATATAAAGGCCTTATTCATTACTTAAGAATTTGCCTATCCTTTCAAGTGTGCTTGTGTGGATTCCTTTTTTTACGTTGTTGGAATGTAAATAAAGCCAAAGTTGATTTTGATGGATTCCCGCATCGCGTGCAAATTTTGCCTCAGTTATTCCGTTTCTTGTAATGTAATCGCGGATCAACTTGCGCGTAATTTCATTGATATTTGCTAAATCGTTCGTTGTCATGTCCTTAGCTTAAAAAGGTAAATCGTCCTCGAATTCTTCAATTTTATTTTGAATTGCCGCTTCTTGAAAGTTTGCCTCAATATTTCCCATTTTTGGCACTTCAGGCGTTTGATTTGCTTTGTATTTTGCCATTTCCAACGCGTCCACAATAGCCCAACCCTCAATGCTGTTAAAACATTTTTCTATTCCATCCGCTCCAGTCCATAAACGACCGCGTAAATTAATTGGAATTGTAACATTTTGGCCTATCCTGAAAGCATCTAGTTTTTCACAATTTGTATTTGTAAACTGAATGTTTAAGTGTTGCGTGTAATTTCCGTCAACTATTGCCAATACTAAATCACGTTTTGCGAATTTCTCGCTTTTTACTTCCGTTTGTCCGATTGAGTGAATCAATCCGTTTAACTGCATTTTTTCCATTTTACTTTGTTTTAAGTGTTATTGCTGTTTGATTAATATAATCGCTAAATATATTCTCATCTCTATGTGTGAAATGATCATTTAAAAAGTTTACTAATTCCGTAAATGATTGAAATACGTATCTTTCGCGAATTGTTCCCGAACACGTGGAACCAATAATTACAATAAATCCGTTTTCTGTTTGAATAATCTCTAGTTGTTCAACATATTGTTTTTCTTTTCTCATTTTACTTGTTTTTATTTGTTATTGAAATCGTATTAATTTATCGTTTATTCTTATTCTTTCTTTCCAGTTGTCCGATTCTTGTTTATACTGTTCACACAATACGCGTAATTTGCCCCAATTCGTGCGTTCTGCGAGTAGTTTACCAGCTTTTACCTTACCAATACCCTTAACGCCTTTAATATTGTCTGACGTGTCGCCTATTAGCATCATTTCCCAAACTAGATTTTCCGCGTTTTCTTTGCTTACATTTATAAAACCTTTGCGCTTTTTTACTTCTTTTCCGAATTCGTCCATTAAATATTCGCCGTTTTCGTCTTTAATCTTCAGTTGGTAGTAATCAAAGTGCAACCCCTCAATTTGTTTCAAGTCTTTATCAATTGAACAAATTATATAATCGTTTACTTCATGAAGCTGGGAGTTAAAATAAATAAGGTCGTCCGCTTCATATTCGTCGCTCGCATAACTGCCTGCCATGTAATCAATCAAATATTTGCGTAATTCTGAAACCCATTTGTTGCGCTTTCTGTTTGCCTTATATTCGGGATCAATGTCCTTTCGAAAATTACGCTTACAATTAGTGAAAAAATATTTGATTTCCGTAATGTTATATTCCTGCTCAATCTCATTAAAGATGTCGAAAGCCATTTTTTCGAATCGATCGTAACCGCGTTGTAAAATTTCCTGTTCTACTGAAAATCTACTTTCTCCACTTAGTAGCAACGTTCGGATTTCGCCAAACGTTACCACTTTGTAAATTGCCTGATAAATAAGCGAATCGGCGTCAAATAAAATTACCTTATCTTTCATTTCAAGTTGCTTAATACTTTTGCTTGTGACTCAGTTAAAGCGAATTTAAACAAATCGTCTTTTTTAGCTTCGCCGTTTTCAATTGCTTCCAGTGCTTTTAAAAATCTTTCTGGTGAAATTACTTTTTTCTCGCGTGCTTGTGTTTCTTTTTGTACTTGCTTGCTTGCTTCGTTCCCATCGTCATCAATCGCCTGCATTGACAAAAGACTTTGTAAACTTCCGCGTCTAAAATAGGTTATGGACGCTATCAATTTTTGGGGGTCAAGAATATTTGGTAGTGCAATTTCGCTCGTAATCATTTCACCGCTTTCAATGTCAATTATCTGCGTGCAAACTAAGCCACTTTTAACGGGCTGTAATAAAAGCAAATTGTATTTAAGTAGGATTGGTTCGGTAGCTTCTAAAATCGCGTTTAAATCGGCGTATTTTGATTTGAAAAACGGGTTGTCTTTTCCCTTTGTTACTTTTCCAATCTCTTGTTTTGCTAAATGTAGCTTAAAATAAATGTTTTGTGGCTTTGGAATTAAGTCCTCAAATTGTTCTGTGCTGTTTTTTTCTTTCATTTTTCCTATTTTTTGATGTTTAACGTGTACAAATATATAAAGTTTACTTTAATATACAACCACTTTATTAATTATTTTACTAAAATTTTATATTTCTCTATTATTTCTTTCAGTTCATCGCGTGTAAATTTGCGCGTTTCGTAGGCTTTTTGCCTTAAAATAGTGAATTCATCTGATCCAATTTCTTTTTCTAGGTTAATTCCAAACTCAATCAAATTGCCTGAAAGTTGAACGTTACATTTATAACAGCAACTAAAAACATTATTTTCATCAAATCTTACATTCCAGTGATTGTTGGCGTTGTAATAATGGGACGCGTGAACAACTCCATTGATTTTTTTACCGCAAGCCATGCAGGGTTTTCCATTGTCGCGTTTTCGAATGTACGCGTTAAACACTTGCTGGGCTATTTTAATATAGTCCTGAACGGTTAAAATGTCTTTTTTTAATTTGGCTTTTCTTGCAGTCCATTCTTTAACCTCTCTTTTTTTGTGCGCTTCTAGTTTTTGCTTGGCTTCGATATATTTGCAATCTGAATTCCAGCAATATTTTTCTAGCGTGCTAAATCTAGGTTCGAATTCTGTTTTGCATTCCTTACATTTCTTCATAGCTTACTTAACCATTGTTCATAAATTTTACTTGCTATTTGTGCAGTCATTACTGGCGGTACACTCATTCCTATTAAATACTTAGGTTTCAATTTTAGAAAATTATAATCTGTTGGATACGATCCACCAAGTTTAAAATCGTCGTCGTGAATATAGTGAGGTGAATCGTGTCTAAATTCACCAGAATCAGAATCTGATAATATAGTGCGTAAAGATTGATTTGGATCAACTTTTCGATAACTAAATAATTTTTCTTTATGACCCAATCTTCTCAAATAATTACAAACCGATTCCCCCTCTTTGACATATTCCCAATGTTTAAAAATTGAAGGATACAAATCTTTTCCAGGTTTACCACTATCAAATTCTTTGAATGGAATTTCTCTTTCATTAAATTGTAATTCTAATTTTGGCACTTCAGTAAACATATCAATTAAATGTAAAAATTGATTTCCCAAATCTTTTCTTAAACAAATAAAAAATACACGTTCTCTTTTTTGAGGTACACCCATTTTTGAAGCATCTAACAAAAAATGTTGACAATAATAACCGGCTTCATCAAATGCCTTGTATATTCTTTTTACATAATCTTTTGCATTACCTAAAAGCAAACCTTTCACATTCTCAGCAACAACAATTTTAGGTTTTAATTCTTTAGCAAGGTCGATAAAATCAAAAAATAACGTATCTAAAATTTGTTCAGCCTGTCCTTCTTTGAATTTCTTTTCTTTTCCCCAATCTTTTTCCCTATTTCCAGCCATACTAAAGGATGAACAAGGTGGAGAACCATCGAGAATATCCAAATTATACAATTCTTCAGGCAAGTCTTTGCGGGTTTTAAATGTTTGTATGGGTTCAAGGTACGCATATTTTGGTTTATGATTTGTTTTGTATGCTTCAATCATTTTCGGGTCTATCTCGTTACAGCCCAACACGTCAAATCCTGCTAATTTATAACCCATTGTTGAGCCACCACCACACGCAAAGCAACTAAAAACTTTTCCTTTGTCTTTTGTAAATATTGCATCTTTAAGCGTCCAATTGTATGGGTACTTATGTTCTTTTTCCATAAAATTTTTACATTTCTTCATATTTAATATAATTTGCTTTTAATCCTAACCCTTTTAAATGCGTTTTAAGCCATTCTTTTACGTTTTCCGTGTTATTAGGTACGTGAACAACTGCGATGCTGTAGGGGTGCGTTAAAATTTGTCTAAAATATACTTTTACTCTCATATGCCATCCATTAAATTGTTTACCTTATTTTTTAACTGTTCGTTTTCGTATTTCAACTCCATGTTTTCTTTGTGATAATTAAAATTCATTTGGCTTAACAGCTTATTTCGCGTGTGTAATTGGTTAAAAACTGCCATTGAATGGGTTAATTGTTTAATGTGTTTTTCTAGTCCCTCAATATAAACCGAATCAGGGCGTTTGTCTTTGATTTCCTGCAGGCTTATTTTCATTGATTGCACTGCGCTTACTAGGTTTAAATTCGCGTTAATGATGTCTAAATAGTCCATGTCTTAAAATTTAAATTCTGTTTTTTCTTGTTCGTAAAAATTAACTGATTTTATTTCGTTGGATTTTATGCGTGTATGTGTTCCGCGATCCGCATATTTTGCAGCTCCAAAATAGTCTTTTACAAAATATTGATAACTTTCTACATTCAAAAACATTTTATAAACTCCATTTTTTGAAACGCCTTTTGGTTTGCTTTTTGCAATTCTTACGTGCAATTCATTGTCTAAGTAATAACCCTCTTCGTTTTCTGCTATTCCTGCAGGGGGACGCCACAAAGTAATCATTAACAAACCTTTTCTAAACCAAACTTGACCGCCTGCCAAATCGCGTGCGCTTGGTGCTGGGTAATATGTTACGCCGTCTTTTGTTATTGGTGCCTGATCTCGAACGTGTGTTATTATGCAATTATGACGTTTATTCTTTCGTGCATTTTTACGGCTGTAGCCTAATATCCTGCTCAAATATTTATCCTCACGTCCTAAATCATTCGGCTCGAACTCTTCGGTTAATTCATTCCATGGATCAATTGTCGTTGTGTGTATCTGAATATTCAAATCACGTTCTATTTGGTCCACAATTTTATAAAACTGATTGACTGTTAAATCCTCGTCTATTGGATCAATAACAACAAAATGTTCGTTTATAAAGTATTCAGCCATTGCGCGCTCGCTTTCATCCATTGCGTTTTCACCTAATACGTATTTTTTACCTATGTACTTATGGCAAAGTTCCGAATAAATGTCTTTAGCGTCCCCCGTTTCAGGTGAATAAATTACGTGATTCCAACCATGCAAACAACTGAGGTTAATTAAGATTTCAAACCAGAATTCCGTTTTTCCTGAAGCTGGAGCGGCACCAATAAACGTTGTGCAACCGAGTTTAATTGTCAAAGGTAATTGTTCCCACGTCCAACCAATTGATTTGCCACGTTCAACCCCATGTGTTCGGTAATGATCCAATTCGGGTTTTATGTTTTCAAGTTTTTTATACATCAGTCGAATATTACGGGGTGAAATGCGTAAACTTTTTTCTCTTGTTTTGTAACGTTTGAATATTTGTCTAACGTTTCAGACCTGCTAAAGAATTCAGGGGTGCAATATTGGTAATTTTTTTCTTTATGGTATGCGTTTTCTTTGCAATTATTTATGGCATCCGTAATTTGGTCTTTTGTATAGCCATCTTTTATTCGTGCGTTATAACTGGCGCGTACTTTTTTACTTACAATTTGAAATTTTCTACCAAAGGAAAAATTTATAAAACTTAACAACTTTTCAAAATCAATCAACTCAACCGCGTCGACTTTAGTCGGGGCAATTGTTTGTTCTTTTGTTTCTTTGTTCTTTTGTTTAATTATGGTGTCAGGTGCTTTGTCTAGTGCTTTGTTATTTGCTTCGTCAAGTGCTTTGTCAGTTGCTTTGTCATTTTTTGATAGTGCAATTACTTTGCTTTGGTGTTGGTTTTTGCTTTCACTTACTACTTTTATAAATCCAAAATCAATTAAATCATTCAAAGTTTTTTTGTATGTGTTATAAGATCCAATTCCCAAAGATTCCATTGTTACGCTTGTAGGTAATCCAAATTCATTTTTTTGCCCTAATCGATTCCAGCGATCAATTAAATAACAATAAAAATCTGAATGAATTGCTTTTACTTTTGATGGGTTTTCAAACTTGAAATTATACCAGTCTCGAATTAAATTATACCCATTCATAATACCAATAATCTAAGAGATTCGAAATTGCTTTCATCGCACCAAAAAATGCTTTTACCTACAACCAAACAACATCTATAAGGAATGGATTCATGTTGAATTGTTTTTGATAACTGAAAAGAACTTAAATGTTCCAAGTTAATTACCAGCTTTAAATCTGGTATAAAATAAAATTTTGCTTTCATAATTATTTTTTAAGCATAAAAAAACCCTAATTAAATCTGTTGCTTCTGACTTCAACATCATTAAAAAGGGTAATAATTTCCTAAGTTCCTATAATGTCAGAAGGGAACCGCGACAAATATATAAATTAAATTCTATTCTTTAACACTATTTGAAAAATTTGTTTTCCTACCAACCCAACGCAATGAATGAAGCCACGTTCGGACGTTGATAAATAACTGATTGTGTCGAAGTTGAACACTGTAACGCCTTTGTATTTGCTGATTCCGTCGTTTTTAACGTACCCAACGAACTCTAAACGCTTAACATCACAGTCAAAGTTTAAAAACCTTGTTTGAATAGTTCGATACTGGTTTTCTTTTTTGATTAATACGCGCATAATTGAAACTTTTTACCGATTAATTGATCCAACATAACCATGCAATTCAACTCATTTACGCAAATATCATCGCTTAGTGTAATATTCATTTCAATATGTTGTTTGATTTGTTTTAATACCTCGCGATATTCAGGAAATTGTTTATCCTGAACGCGTTGGAATACGGCTTTCATTGCGTGAATCACTGTTGAATGATCCAAGTTAACTAGTTTGCCAGCGTGGAAATAAGTCATTCCCTGCGCTTTTGCAACGCTTACCAAGAATTGGCGCCAAATTACAACCTCATGAATTCTATTTTTTTCGCCTAATTCACACAATGTAAAAGGGCACGCGCCTAAAACATCAATGTAATTGTATTGTTCTAGTTTTAAAACTTCTTTTAGTTCGTTTATTTTTAATCTCATTTTAACGTGTTTTTATGCGATTTGAGACACTTTCTATTTGTTCATGACTAATGACATTCAAGTAGTCTAAATAAAGCGTTAAATTAAAGCTCCCGCCTTTGTCGTTTTCCGAACTTTGGCTTTTCCAGTAGCGCATAATTCGCGCAATGTTTGGTTTGGCTGGAATGAAGTGGTTTATTTTAGTTCCTTTTTTCATAATGCTTTAATTTTTTATTGTTAATAACTCAAAAACCATTTCAGGCGTTAAATTTAAAATGTGATTTATGTCTGAACAATTTTTTTCAATGTACAATTTTGGCTTATCTAGTCCTCCTGAACAAACTTCAATACAAACGTTTTTGCTTATTTTTTTAGTTAAAACAAATCCGTAATAACCCGTTTGTTTAAATTCCACATTGTCGTTCGTTTCAATTCTTTTAAATCCTAAATTGATATATTTTTCGTAATTCATAATTCTAATTTTATTTGTGTTAATACTTGAATGTAAGCCGCCCAAAGTCTTTTTGATCCACGACGGCGAGTATCCTCTCTTTGCTCCCATCTATCTGCTAATTCTTGCCAATGTCCTGCGTATTGGTTTTTAAAGTTTTCAGCACTTTTAACTCTTGAATCCATCGCCTGCGCTAATTCTAAAATTTCCATTGCTTTTTCCTGCAATTCGATTGCTTTTGTTTTATTTGATTCCATTATTTTGAGTATTTATTGTGAGTACAATTAAATTCGATTATAGTTATTTCATTGTTTAAAAAAGCGTCAAAAAATACATTAGCTGTTTTGTAGGAATTACCGTTAAAACCTTTGCCAAAAATTGATGTTATTGTAATAGATGAATGATCCTTTTCAAGTTCTAAAATTGCTGTTCCAAAATCTCTTAAAGTATTGTAACTTTTTGCACCTTTGCCCGTCGCAATTCGTAAACAGTTAATTTTTTTTAGTTCATTCTTGTGATTTACACAAAATTCTTTGAACTCTTGGATTGAATATTTTAAATACATAACCTTTTTTTTTGATGTTTCTGTTTGACAAATATATAAACTTTATTTTAATATACAACAATTACCAACAAAAAAAGTGAAAAAAAAGTTAATAAATAACAAAACCCCCACAAATGCAGGGGCTTCAACCTAAACAAAATTGATTATGAAGCTGTAAAGTTACCTAAATTTATGCGAATCAATTACTTTTCTGCGCATTTCTTTATTGTCTTGGTATTCCCTTGTTATATCGATAGTCAAAATACGCCCTCCAATTGGTTTAACTGGTGCGCCTCTTTCAACGTGCCAGCCTTTGGAACCGTCGCCATATTCTTCTTTATACGCGCCTGTTATCATTAAATGAATATTCTTTTGTTTGTTGCTGTAACCCGTTTTACAATGTGTAACGGTGTCTCGCACGTCATCCCTGCAAGCGTTTTCGTGAATGTGTCCCATTGTAAAAACGTCAAAATCTTCGTACATTTCCAGCGCGCGAGTTAAATTAATCGCTCCCTTTGTTACAATTCCGCCGCCGCCTGATCCATGAAAGTATTTAATCTTTGTAATATATCTTTCAGTTTTATTATTGGTTTGTTTGATAATGATCCAGCCACCGTAACCCCCAACTTGAACGTGTGTGCCGTTCTTCATGTTAAGCAAGTCGACAAAGCGGCGCAAAATGTCGGTTTCCTGCCATTTGATTATAGCCGTTTCATGATTTCCGTAACCGATAACTGTAAGAATATTTGCATAAGGGCTAAACCATTCAACCGCCGTGTTAACAATTGAATCTAAATAGTGTGAGTTATTGTGTTCGGGGCGAATATCGCTTTTGTTTTTTCTTCGATCACCTTGTCCCTGCATTAAACAAAACATATCACCGTTTATAAATACTTTGATGTCGTTTTCTAGGCAATAGTCCAAATGTCGTTTTAATGTTACCCAATCGCATTTTGGATTGTCCCAGTGTAAATCTGAAAGCATAGCCATTTTAAAATTTAACCCCTCATGTACAATCTCATGTACATTGTTCGCGTGTTTTTTAACCATACTTTTTAGATTTTAGACAATTAGAATTCTTTCAATAGGCAATAAGAAACGATTTTTTGAGGCTTTAACAGCTTCATAATTTGAACGTATTTTTCAATATTATTTACCACTTGACAACCTAAGCTCCAACCGCCGATAATTTCTTTTACTTCTTTGGTGTCTAAATTATAGGTGTTTGGGTGAAAATTAATTCCTGCCATTACTGGGAGCGCTTTTCCCTCTTCGATTTGTTGGTCTTTGTCACCGTCCCGACTGATTAAAAAAGGCTTCACTTGGCGCAATGCAATGACTTTGCCCTTGTGTAAACCGTATTTCCAAACATCGTAGTACCATTCATTGGTTTTGATCACCGCAACGCCTTCAGCATTATAAGAATCGTATTTTAAAAGCCCGTTTTTTCCTGCGTTTGTAGTTCCTGAAGTTACCATTATAAATTTTTCACCCTCGAATAGATAAATTTTGTCGTCGAATTTGTCGAAAGTATCTTCATTTGATTGAACGCCAAGAAGCCAAAAGCCTTTGGGAATTCCTTTAAAACTTGGTATCGCTTTAACCCTGCTTAAAAGTTGCGCATCACTGTAATTTTTTACCATTATTTTTTTATTTTTTGTGCATGATAAATTGATTTCCCACCAAACAAAACAGCTCCAACAGTAAGAAGGGCAACAACTGTTTTATTCTCGAATGTTTCTAAGGTCAATAAAGTAACACAAACAACGCCAACAACGGTTGAAATTTTACCGTGCAATTTGTCGCGCGCTGGGGTTTTTCTTTTTATACGATCCAATAAATTCATAATCTTTGCTTTAAAAGTTGGTGAACGGCTTTCGTTAATTCTAGAACGTCCTTACTGATTTGTTCCAATTTCAATTGTGTTAATTGCTCAATTCGCGTTATGTCGTTTTGCGCTTGCTGTTGCGCCATTTCAATTTTACCCTTTAAACGTCCAACCTCTTCACTAAAATGCAGGTGTTGTTGATCACTTGCTTTTTTATGCTCTTTAAATTGGTTTAAAATGTCCCGTACAAAGTACCCAATTATTGCAATTAGACTGAAGATAATATAGTTTAAATATTCCATGTCAATAAAATGTTCTTTGGTTCTTGAATTTATCAGCCACTTTACATTTTAAAACAGCTTTGCGGCTTAAGTCTTTGTATTCGACGCTTGGGCTTTCTGAAACAATTACGGGCAAATCTAAATAACGATAGGAATGATTATGCGCGTTGTAATCTGAAATATAAAGTTCATTTTCAGAAATCAAAAACAACTCCAGCAACGGGCGCAAAATACACTCATCTTCAGGATCGGTAATTATTTCGTAATCGTTTAAATTTTCACGAATTACGCGCTTCATTTCTCGATTATCGTAAATAATATTATCAATTGCCATGTTCGATTGGCGATTCCCAATAAACCCATAAAAGCGGTGTGTGCTTTCGACGTTTGAATTTGTAAAATCTATTCCGTCAATTGTTTGTTTACCGTTAAATATAGCACGAACGCGAGCCGTTTTAAGCGCGTTTTGTATAGTGTACGGTAATAACTTATAATCACCCCATAAAAGTAAGCCTGAAACGCCTGAAATACTGTAAGCAATTGCTAGTGTATAGTTACCTTGACCAAAAGAAGTCAAAACATCTAACCAATTAACCGTGCAATAATACGCGTTTGATTCATTTGGAAAAGCAATGGCGTCGTATGTCTCCAAAACATTTTGATTGCAGTCTAAAAGTAAAAATTGATACGTGTCTATTTCATCACTTAGCTTTATCCACATTGACGTTTTGTCATTTTTCCAGCTTTCGCCAGCCCCACCTAGTACCAACTGAGTGCAACAACAATCTGTTAACCCACGATCCTGCTCAACAAATGACTGAGGCAATTTGATTGACTTGTATTCACGAAAAATTCGGTCTTCGATTCCACAATTAAACGGATCGGGCGGACACTCAGACGTTGTAAAAACACTAAAATAATCAGGAATCCAAAACGGAATAGAACCCAAAGGCGGGCACGGTGCTGGCGAATTTTTCCAAGCAGTACACAAAGGAAATGCAGGGAATCCCAAACCGCCACGGCTAACCTCCCATTGACCTCCAACATTGTTGTAATAAAGGTAAAAATCAATCCCACCTTCTGACCATGTATAATAGTTTTCACCGTTATAAGTTCCAGCTACATAAACCTCTATTTGCGTTGTTGGTCCTTCGCCGTCAACTCTGAATTCTATTCTTAAACATTCACAGCTCATTCGATTTCGTATTTATTCAGTTCGTTGTTAGCCCATGCCAAAACCTCGCTATCCTCCCAAGATGTTTCATAAGTGAAACCTTCTAATGTAGCTCCGTACTTGTTATTGATTAATATGTTAACGCTTGCAGTGTTTGCTTTTACGTTATCCGTTACGCTTGTTATCTCAACGCTTTCAACATCTATTGTTGCGGAGAAGTTTTCTATTTTTATTCTCATATTATGAAAGTGTAGTGCCTGATACTGTAAAAATACGACAAACCATATATCTCGGTCCTCCGATAGCTTTTGAAGCCCCTGATAAATCACCACTTCCTATACTTAGTAAATAAGCGTTTGCCGTATTTAGAGGGTTTGTCGTTGAACACCAAATATTTACATTGGTTGTTATATTAAAAGGAAAATAGTTTAAAACTGTTGATGCGCTTACACCATAGTTTGAAATATTACTTAATTCGTTATTGTTGCACATTTTCCATGCGCTAAAACCTCCGATTGTTTTTGTTAGTGCTAAGTCAATCGCGTTGTTCCATGACGTATTGTCAGAATATAATAATCTATAATATCCTAATACGGTTGCTCCATCATATGTACTCCAATCAATTGCTATATTATTTGTATAGGTTTGTGTTCCCAACTCAGAAGTGAAGCGGTTTGTATTTCCAAAAGGATTATTTGCGAGTAACGTTAAAAAATTGGTAGCCCTTCCCGATTCAAAATCTCCATCGTCTCCAGTTCTATACGAAGTAGTTTGTCCCGTTTTTAATAAAGTTGCACCAACGCTTGAAATTGAAGCTGGAGCGGATGCTTTTATGTATAAATCGTTTATCATAATCTAGTTACATTCAAAGTTACTACTGAAGCAATAGAAGCCGTTACCGTTATTTTGCTTCCAGCTGCTATTGTGCTGCCTAGTGTATACGCTGCGCCATCGTCTTGAATTGTTATTGTTGGAGCGTTTAAAATGTCTGTAATCGAACCTATTGATAAATTGTAAGGCGCGTAAAAATCAACTGTGAGTGCGGCAACCAGTTCAATTGTGTATTTTATAGGAATATTTAACGTATGTGTATCATCTACTGAATCCCAATTCACAACAGTTCCTGATTGACCTAAAACCAAATATTGGGTTTGTTTTGTAAGTCCATTAATCGAAGAAATACCACTCGAAAACGTTGTTATAACTTGGCTTAAATTTGAGTCCTGCGTATGGTGCGTAATCGTTCGGCCCAATGTACTGTTTACAATGTATACGCGTAATGCAATCCTATCAGTTGGTAAAAGCGTTGTCAATGGCATAGGAACAGCACAAACGTACAAATCTGTTACCGTGCCGTTCGTTATTCCTTCGGGGTTTGCTGAATTGTCTGCTATGCTTGTGAAGGTTGTGCCGTCGTATTTTAAAATTTCAATATAAAATGCAGGTGTTCCGCCTGATGAACTCGCAGAAAAATACATTTCAAAGTTCCAATTTCCTGCAGGAATTTCAACAACGTTTGGATCGTTTATATCAGTTAACCATTGACTAATTAAACCATTTCCAGCTAGGGAAAAATCAACGCTTGTACCAAGAACTGGAGTTTTACTCATTTGGTAATAAGTCCCAACACTTGCAGCCGTCCCACCGTTTAAATAGTAATTAACACTATTGCCACCGCCACCGCTAGTTGGAAAAGTTGCCAGCGTTCCGTCACCTCTTACATATTGGTTTGCTGTTCCTGCAGCTGTTAAACTTAAAGTTCCATTTCCATCCGTAGGGCTCCCACCAACAGTAAAAGCACTCGGTGCCGTCAAACTTATGGCAATTCCTGAAAGCATTGCGGCCTTAATTGTAGAACCTAAAATTTTTGCCGTTTGATATGTTACGCCGTCCCAATAGTCAATATCGTAATAGTCGTCATCGCCAAACGTAAAACGCTCCAGTGGGTACTCATGTATTTTTTGATTTGCCATAATTAAGATAAAATTTTATTGTCGTCCTCAGTTGTTAACTTTTGTAAATCGGTTGTCGTAATTTTAAAAGTTGGTGTTTCAACCGAACAACCTTTTATTTTCGTTGTGAATTTTACACCATTCGATAAATTGATTAAATCAGGGTTAAAATAACACTCCATTTTTGCCAGCGTTGGCGTTGGAAAAGTTAGTTTACATTTGCTCTCACCAACTAAAGGAATTAACGGGTTTGAAGGATTATAATCGTAATCAATTACAGTACTTGAAATAAAGCGCGGATTGCTTTCTGTCGGCTCAACGGTAATCATTCCCCACGTTTCTGCATCGTCCCAAACTTGGCCATTTATTAAAGCATGGGTTGCGATTACACGCATTAATTGACCTTCCGTAACAATTCCAACGTTTGTATTTGTAGAATCAATGTAAAGTTCTATATTTTGAACAATCAAAGGATCTGAATCATAGTCTTTGTCAATTATAGTATCTTCAAAAACATAAGCTAACCCATCTTTTACCAATTCAATATTTAATCTTATTGTCCAATCACCCGTATTTCCATAAGGCACCCAGTTTTTCGTTTGGTAGTTAGGGTAAAAATCCGCGTCCGCGTTTAATTGCTGCAACCAATATTCCCAGCGTAACAAAAACGGGAAATAAACTTTTATTCCGTATTCCGTAGCGGTGTCAATTGACGGATCTAAAACCAAAGAAGCCACCCTTTTTTCGCTTGTAGTGGGTAATGTGTTTTGAACGGTCTGGGTTTGGTTTAAAATGTATTTACCCCCAACCATTGGAACGGTTGAAATGTTGAAAAAACAGTTGTTTAAATCAAAACTTTCTAGTGTATCGGTGTTGAACGCTTCAATTTTGTAGTTAATCGACTCATATAATGCACCATTTTCAAGTAAAAACTTACCACAAAACGCCAAATCATCTTCAGTATTTGCCTCATATCCAGCCTCCGTTGTATCTGATGCCGTTGTATTGTCTGAATGATCAATAAAAATATTTTGTACTGGAACTAATGGCCCACCAACTGGAGGCTCTTTTGTTAATTGATCGTCAAAAGCCAATAAATTTAGATTCCCAACTTTCAACCATAGCTTAAAATTACGATCACCAACCTCACGCGAATCTATAAAAGCTGTGAATTCTGCATTTGGTTCGAATGTAACGTTAAACGTTGTAACTGTTCCAGCATATGAAG